GCGAACAAAGCATTTGCATCGAAATGGTTAGGCAAATCAACGATGACAAATCCAGCCCGTACAACGCGGCGTGTTACGTCCGAACTAAAACGCATATTTAGCATGGCTACGCTAACGCCTGAACAACAAAACACTTTTGATTGTCAGATGCGTTATTGGCAAGGGGTTCTAAACCTCAAAGATTGGCGTATAGAAAAGGGTGGCAAAGCCGCCAAAGACGCAATGGCGCAAGTGGTCTTTGATGACCCAGCACGCATGGCTAACTATTCGGTTGGGGACTTTGGTCATACCTCAATCAATGACGAAACGATAAGCCAAACGGCACTACATGAGTGTTTACATATTTTGTTGCACGACCTATTGCTGACTGCCACCGATAGAGGTTCATCATCTGACGATATCGAGGCAGAAGAACACCGAGTTATCAACACCTTAGAGAAGATTCTGTATGGTAGATAAAGCAGCACGACAACGCAGCAACGGCATGATAAAGGCGACTGACGATGAGTTTGTCGAGGCATGGGGCAAGTATCAGTCGGTTACAAAAGTAGCAGCCGCCTTGGGTATGTCTACCCGGCAGACCAACACCCGGCGCAGGCAGATTGAGGTTGACCGCGGCATCAAACTCAACGCAGCCAAAGTGGTGTACGGCAATCAGCCGGGGCGCGTAGATTTGGGCATCCTCAACGGCACGGTTATCGTATTCTCTGACGCCCACTTTTGGGGACAACGTACAACCGCCCATAAGGGGCTTATATGGGCTATTAGGACGCTTAGACCTCAAGCGGTGATATGTAACGGCGATGCCTTTGACGGGGCTGGCATTAGCCGTTTCCCGCGTATTGGCTGGACTAAACAACCTACGGTGCTTGAGGAACTCAAGGCTTGCCAAGATGCGCTGGGCGAGATTGAGGATGAGGCTAAAACGGCACGGCACAATGCGTGGCTAGTGTGGTGTCTTGGAAACCACGACGCGCGATATGAGAACTTTCTAGCCGCCCACGCCGCCCAGTATGAGAATGTTCAAGGGTTCCAGCTTAAAGACCACTTCCCGGCATGGAAACCTGCTTGGGCGTGTTGGGTCAACGATGGCACGGTTGTAAAGCACCGCTACAAAGGCGGCATACACGCCACACATAACAACACCGTTTACTCGGGGCTAAACATTGTGACTGGGCACTTGCATAGCCTCAAGGTGACGCCGTTCAGCGATTACAAAGGGACGCGCTACGGTGTAGATACAGGCTGCTTGGCAGAAACCGATGGCAAGCAATTCAGCGATTATTTAGAGATGAACCCAACCAACTGGCGGTCAGGCTTTGCCGTATTGACGTTTGTGGATGGCGAATTGCTGATGCCTGAGTTGGCTATGAAGTTTCGTGAGGATGTAATACAATTTAGGGGCGAGTTAATTGATGTGGAGTAAGCCATGCAATTCTTCCAATCCCAAATTGACGCAGCCGAACGCCTGTACAAACTGATGGCAGATGACCACCGCGAACGTATGAACAACCTGAGTCTGTGGGTTGATATGAACGCAAGTCTGCAACGCAAACTGCAACAAAGGGACGCTGAGATATCAGACCTGCGTGCTAAACTGCGTAACATCGAAACCGCCGACAGGCTATGAATTTTGAGGTCGATGTTCACCTGTTGACCGGGGTGATGGTCGGCTTTGAGTTCGTCCCACTTCCCGACGATGACTGCAATTCGTTGGTGCTAGACTTTTTCCTAGTACGAATCATCATTTATTGGTACTAGGGTAAACCCTAATATACAAGCCTCTGCAAACCCTATCTAATTCGGGCTATGAGGTCAAAGTTTTACGGCAGACTCAACGTGGTAAGCCTACCATCCGAGGTCAAAAACATTTGGTATTCACGCAACGACGAGTTGCCTGAGTTGCCGAGATGCGGCTGGTCTTGGCAACTACATACCGACCCCGAAGAAGATGAACGACTCGACTTGGCGCGGAAAATATGGGACGCCACGCCATTGACTGACCGAGAGATGCAGGCAATTGAACTGCACATTTTACAAGGCGAGACATTAGAAGATGTGGGTTTGGTTATGAACGTCACCCGTGAAAGGGTCAGGCAAATTGTTTGCAAAGCATTACGAAAATTACGTCGGCATCAAAAGAAATTTACTGGACTCGATGTGTGGGGTTTAGATGCGACTGTTGAAACATGGTTTTGGTGGCAAAGGAGAAAAAATGGACATTGAACGAATCATTGAAAGCATAGAAGGTCGCGGGCATAACCTGTACCGCGAGGACGCTGAACGCGTAGACCGACTAGCGTGGGAAGTCGGTGCGCTGCGTAGCAAACTACGCGAACTGTGGCAACAAATTGAGGCACTTAAAAATGAACGTCTATAAAAAACTCATGGCGGCAAGGCTGGAACTGCAACGCGCGCCTTTGAAGAAGTCAGGTCACAACAAGTTTGCTGGGTATTCCTATTTTGAACTTGGCGACTTCTTGCCTACGGTTCAAGAGATATTTGCCAAGCACCAACTGGCTGGCGTAGTAAGTTTTGCGTCAGACATTGCCACGTTGCGTATTGTCGATATTGAGGATGGGCAACACATCGAAATCACCAGCCCGATGAGTAGCGCGGCGTTAAAGGGTTGCCACGAAGTGCAGAACTTGGGCGCGGTGCAGACCTATTTACGTCGATACCTTTGGGTCACCGCCCTAGAGATTGTCGAACATGACGCCATTGACGGACAAATGCCCGCAGAGGGGTCAAATCGGGCTTCTGAGGCGATTTTGGCTATCGGGGCTACTCAGACACTCGATGAACTAAAAAACGCCTACACGACCGCTTTAGGGGCTTGTAAGACGCCTAGCGAGAAAAAGGCAATCATCGCAGCCAAAGACAAACGAAAGGCAGAACTCGATGGAACAACGAACTGATGAGTGGTTTGCCGCCCGGTTGGGCAAGGTCACGGGTAGCCGGGTTGCTGACGTAATGAGTAAGACGAAATCCGGCTATTCAGCGACCCGCGCGAATTACATGGCGCAACTAATCTGCGAACGCTTAACTGGGGTTAAAGCCGAGTCGTTCACCAGCGCGGCTATGGAATGGGGGGTTGAAAACGAACCCCTTGCGGTGGCTGCATACGAGGCGCGGTATGACGTCTTTGTCGAACCCGTGGGGTTTATCGAACACCCGACCATCGCGCTGGCTGGCGCATCGCCCGATGGTTTTTCTTCACCTGATGGGTTAATAGAAATTAAGTGCCCCAACTCGGCTACGCACATCGACACCCTGCTAAACCAAGATGTTGACGGTAAGTACATCAAGCAGATGCAATGGCAGATGGCTTGCACGGGTCGGCAATGGTGCGACTTTGTTAGTTTCGACCCACGGTTGCCCGAAAATCTGCAACTGTTTGTCAAAAGGATTCCACGCGATGAGGCTGCAATCGAAGCGATGGAAATGGAGGTCACCAAGTTTCTCTCGGAACTGGCGACCAAGGTGCAGCAACTTGAAAAACTGAGGTAACAAATGGCATACGAAATGAAGCCCGAAAGTGGCAGTCTGTTCAAGAACGAACGCAAAGAAAAAGAAACCCACGCCGATTACCGTGGCGAGTGCATAGTAGATGGGCAAGCCTATTACATGGACGCTTGGGTCAACACCAGCAAGAACGGGAAGAAGTATCTGTCGGTGAAATTTAAGGCTAAAGGCGAAAAGCAGGTGGAAGCACCAGCATTTGACGATGCAGATTCGGACTTGCCGTTTTGAGACCGAAGTACAGAAAGCAAGTAGAAGCCCTTGAAGCCTTTTGGCTTTGGGGCTACGTCCTATGCCTAACCGCAACCGGGTTGGGTTATGCAGCGGGGTTTTTCTATGGATACTTTTTCTAACTGGGTGGCTGACATCCAAGCCTTGTTGCGCCACGCGCCACAAGGCAACGAGGTCGCGCAGATATTGTTTTTGCAAAGCGTAATCTATGACGCCACCAAAGCGGCTGAAATGATTGCGCGTGATATGGAGGCTGGAAGTTATGGTGGTACTGACGATTAGCGATGTCTTCAAAGACAACAGTTATTGCAACGAGTGCGAGTATTGCGAGACGCGCACCAACTATCACCCGTATCAAGAAAGCATTGCAGAAGAAACCTATCAGGTCTGCTTGCTAATCGAGGGCGAAGCGCATGGCGATTGCCCGGTGCTGGAGGATTTCAAGTAAAGGATATGTACACGCCATGAACACATCGCAAGAACCTGTTAAGAAAACCGAAAAAAGTGAACATGAACCTTTTTACAACCCACCGTTTGAGTGCCCACGCTGCGGTCATTATTGCCGCGAGTGGGTTGGGCTGACGGATGAAGAAAAAGGCTGGTGTGCTGCACCTACCTATGCAGAAACAATTGAACGTATAGAAGCCAAACTGAAGGAGAAAAACACATGACAAGAGAAGAAAAGATTGTTTACGCGGCGCTGCAAATTCAACAAGGAAACCCGCTTAAAGATTTTCTTGATGACGCTGAAATTGAAGAAGCAATATCCATGTTGGCTGATGTTTTAATAGCCACTGGTGTAAGACTGGATACAGAAAATGGCTAGACGCATACACGCAAACACGCTGGCTATCGTCAATATGCTAAAGGCAATGGAAGATGGTTCGACCCGCGACCAATTGATTGAGGTAAGCGGTCTACATCACAACACCATTTATCGTTGGCTATTTGCCATGCGTAAGGCAAAGTTAGTCCACATCGAGGGATACGAACGCGATTGGCGTGGCTGCAATGTCGTGCCGGTGTACAAGTTGGGATATGGCAAAGACGCCAAACGTATTGCACCAATTACCGACGCAGAAAAGGCAAAGCGTTATCGCCAGCGCAAGAAGTTACAGGCAATCGGAAACGCACTTACAGGAGTGGCAAATGTTTAACGGCACATCAGCAGACGATTTCCAAGCGGGCGGCACTCACTACAAAGAGATGCTAGTGCAGCCGTGGGAGGTCATGCAGTCGGTACTGACCCAAGAGGAATTTATCGGGTTTCTCAAGGGCAACATCATCAAATACGCGATGCGGCAGGGACGTAAGGATGGGCACGACCCGGACAAGTGCAACCACTATCGTCGCAAACTTGAGGAGGTGCTATGCAACGGATGATTATTTCGGTCATCACAGGCTTGGTGTGGTGTACGTTTTTGGCTACCGGGGCGGTTATCGCTGGGCTTATTCTTGGCATAGCGTATAGCGCATTTAAGATTGGCAGCATGGTTTTAACTGGTTAAAATGCAGGTTGGAGGCACGGCTAGGCTGGACTAATTACCCAGCCGAAAAGCGTTCTACCCCCGCCTGCCGATGTCTACTTTTCAGGGGTATGGTTTATCAGGGGTAGTTTATGAAACGTCCATCGTTCCAGTTTTATCCATCTGATTGGCTACGCGATACCGCCCTGCGGTCATGTTCGACAGGGGCGCGTGGTTTATGGATGGACATGATTTGTTTTATGCATGAAGGCAACCCATATGGTCATCTGAAGGTTGGAGATAAGGTTATCCTTCCACCTAACCTTGCCCGTATGGTTGGGGAAACCTTAGAGGTTGTACAAGGTTGGCTAGATGAGTTGCAAGAGGCAGGGGTCTATGACCTAGCCGAGGATGGTGCTATCTACTCGCGTCGCATGATAAGGGACGAAAACCTTAGAAAAATCAGGGCTGAAGGCGGCAAACTTGGAGGAAACCCTGCGCTAACTAAGGCAGAGAAGGATAACGGTAAGGTTAACCTTGAGGATAAGCAAAAACCAACCCCTTCATCTTCATCTTCATCTTCATCTTCAAATACTTCCAATAAAGGTGCTAACGCACCTGCGCCAACTACGTTGCCGCCCTGCCCACAGGAAGATTTGATTCGTTTATACGCAAAGCACTTGCCACACCTTACCCAGCCACGGATATGGGACGGCGCTAGGGCTGCATCGCTACGCCAACGCTGGCAGCAATGTGCCATGCCGTCTGCTGGCAACTTTGGTGGTGGCTACCAAACCAAAGAAGATGGGCTTAAGTTTTGGGATTCGTTTTTTGAGTACATTGCCAAACAAACTACCCTAGCCAAGGGTTTCGAGTCGCAAGGCAGGGTATGGAAGCCTGACCTAGAGTGGATTTGCAAAGCAAATAATTTCGCCAAAATCGTCGATGAGAGGTATACCAAATGAAATTTCAAACAACTGCCAAGCCACAAGAGATTGAAAGCGATGACCTGATGTGCAGCGTTCCGGGTTGTATGGCGCGCTGGTCGGTCAAAATCAACGGGATGCACGGCAAGTGCAGCAAGCACGCTTGGGCGCGCCCTGACGAACCCCAGTACACCTACCCTGCGGCTGCTATGACCGCTTTTGATGCCGTTAAAGGCATGAGGGGGGACGATGAATGAGTTGGCTTTATTCGCAGGCGCTGGTGGAGGGATACTTGCCGGGGAAATGCTTGGATGGCGAACCGTGTGCGCGGTTGAGTGGGAACCATACCCAGCAAGCGTACTTATCGCACGGCAAAATGACAAAGTACTCCCGGCTTTCCCGATTTGGGATGATGTACAGACCTTTGACGGAAAACCTTGGCGAGGAATTGTTGATGTCGTTTCGGGCGGGTTTCCATGCCAAGACATCAGCGCAGCAGGAAAAGGCGCTGGAATCGACGGAGAACGGTCAGGAATGTGGCGAGAAATGGCACGCATCATTCGCGAAGTACGACCCCGATTCGCGTTTGTGGAGAACTCCCCAATGCTCACTTCTAGGGGACTTGGAACCGTACTCGGAGACCTGGCCGCAATGGGGTTTGATGCGCGGTGGGGAGTGTTGGGAGCAGCTGACGTTGGAGCAAACCATCAGAGGGACAGAATATGGATTGTCGCAACAAATGTTGCCGACACCAACAGTTACCGATTCGACAAACGAGAAACGCATAGGGGGCGCGACGGTTTACCTAGACAAATTTGGGAAACCGAGGCGAAAGATGGTAGACGGTCAATCAGCATCGATGGGCTTGGCAAGACTAGTTCAGTATTGGCCGACACCAACAACGCGAGGTTACGGTCACGGGGCAGAGGGTATGGCATCGAATCTGATAGACAAAGTGCAACAAGGGATATTAACGAAGCAACAAGCAGAATCGATGTTGAACTTGAAGCAGCTAGAGAATCATCGCACTTGGAAAAAGAAATTTCCCACACCAACTGCACACAACTCCAAAGAAACAGCGTCTCCATCGGAATACAAGCGCAACACCCCTACGCTTGGGACTCACGCTGGTGGGAAACTGAACCCGATGTGGGTCGAGTGGCTAATGGGGTGGACGCTGGGGTGGACAGACTTAAAGCCCTTGGAAACGGACAAGTACCACTCTGTGCCGCAACCGCTTGGCAAATCCTGAGTCAAGCCTAAAATGCAAGTGCAGTTGCCACCCTGCTTTGCCCTGCCCTACGCGGTGGGGCTTTTTTTATTAGGGTTTTTCCTAATACGCCAACCGTTAAAAGTATTTACCATTTAGGCTTCAACAACAGGAGAAAACATGGGCAAATACACTTACTATCCACCAATCCCGCCAAGCCGCAAGACCGTGCTACTGGGCTGGGTTCGTGATATTCTTTTGGCTGCTTCATTCGCCATACCATTGGCATGGGGCGTTGTTGTTTACTTGGCTGGAGGTTAAATTGTCAGGAACCAAGGGAACTACCATCCATCGGCTGCTACATCTGCTGGTGCATGAGGGCACGCAACTCGACACCACCGCGTGCAAATTAACCAAGAGTCATAACCAGCCGTTTACCCGCTGGTTCAAGGTCATCAAACCGATGATTGACCAAGAGTTTATTAGGTACACACATAACTGGTTCAATATCACCAGCGAAGGTCGTGACCATTACTACGAACTGGAAGCCAAAAGCCCGATGGCGCGTGCGCCACGCAAACGCCAGTTAGTGCCGCTGCGCGACCAAGACCAATACACTGGC